AGCGACGTCGCTGGAGCCCGCAAGCGTATGGACGCTTGACCCCAGTTGGATTGATATCTATGTCCGAATGTTTTTTGTCAAATTAGGGTTGACAATACACTACCTTATTTTGGTAGCGCTTAAATAGTTTTTTCCGTGTGCCCTATTGGAGTACGCTACCTTATTTTGGTAGCGCTTAAATAGTTTTTTCCGTTGGACCTGTTGGACCCGTTGAACCTGTAGGACCAGTATCGCCTATTGGACCGGTATCACCTGTTGCACCCATTTGCCCTGTAGCACCTGTAGGACCTGTGGGACCTGTTGGACCCATTTGCCCCGTAGCACCTGTAGGACCTGTAGCGACGAGCATATATCCGCAACTGGCGTTAAAAAAATATAATGCCTAATTTGCTTTTTGTTGTCCTGTATTGGTTTCTACAAATTCTAGTATGTTTTTCAGTTCGTCTTGAAAGCGAAACTGAATGGTGATCTCCTTTTCCTCATGCACATAAATTGTATCCACCAACTCCACTAATAAACTTCGATCAAGCTGAGTGACATTCTTGTGTTTCAAAAAGTCCGTAAAAACTGAATTATCCGTGTCAACACCTTGCCCCATGCGTCGCTGTTCTTCGTCAAGGTTAAGCAAGGTGTTTTCTGTCTGGGAAATCTGTTCCTCAAACCTTGCTTTCATTCGGCGATAATCTTCGTGGTTGATATCGCCAGATTTCCAGTCTATATACAGACTATCTGATAATCTGCGTAGCTTCTCCAAATCCTGCTGTTTTTCCTTCAGCATTTTTTCAATACGCTTCGACTGCGTGTCAATTACAGGAGCGCGGTTGATTTCATCCACAATTTCCGACAGTGAATCAATGAGTGTTATCTGTGCTTGAATAGCAGCCAAAACTGCCTTTTCTAACAAATCCAATCGAATGGAATGCTTGGTGCATTTGTCTTTAGATTTTTCTGTATATGTTCTGCAAGCGTAGTAAACCCTGTCTTTTGCTGTTTTACGATGAAGTGCCTTGCCGCAGTCCTTGCATTTTAAAAATCCAGCGAACATATGGACAACACGTTTTCCATTTGGCGATCGAGTATCCCGTTCTAAAAGCCTTGCGAGTGTGTCGTATTCCTCCTGCGTAAAAGTTGGTTCGTGGGTATTTTCTTTTACGAACCATTCTTCCTCCGGCACACTTATTTTATCGTGAACTTTGTAGCTGACCACACGCTGTTTACCCTGTATCATATGACCGAGATTGACTTTGTCGAGTATTATACGGCGCACCGTGGTGCCCGTCCAAAGTCCGTCATTTTCGTTAATTTTCGGATTGCTATACTTCCAGCCTTTGCTTCGCTTATAGGCAGAAGGATTTGGAATACCTAGTTTATTCAACCGATGAGCCACACCGTTTAGGCTCATGCCTTCATTCACAATCCAATGCAGAATATCCCGTTTAATCGGGACAATATCTTCATCTAAAATTAATTTATTTTTGTTTTCAGGCGATTTCAAATAACCATAAGGAGGGAATGCTCCAATAAATTCGCCGTTTCGTCGTTTTGTGTTAAAAGTGCGGCGAATATCGCTAGAGGTTTTTGCAGCAAAACGGTCATTCATTAAGCCTGTAATTGGAACTTCCAACCCTGTAATGACCTCAGGATTTAGATATGTATCAATTTTCGGATCACCAGTCGAGATAAAACGCACCTGCTTTTGCGGGAAATAATACTCCAAATAGTAGCCTTGGTCAGAGTAATTACGGAAGGCACGGGAAAGTGTTTTGCATACAACACAATTCACCTCGCCCTGTTCAATGTCCTGTATCATTCTCATAAAATCAGCTCTTGTATCGTCGGTACCACTGAGTCCATCGTCTATATAAAAATCCGCAATCTCAAATTTGCCTTCAAAGTATTGCTCTAGAAATTCCTTTAGGACTTTTTTCTGGTTAGTAATACTTTCGCTTTCTTCGTTGCCGTCCTCTCTAGAAAGACGGATATAAACGGCAATACGCCATATGGCTGCTTTTTTTCTCTCAGCAGCTATTTCATTGGCTTTATTTCGACTATTTCTTCCCATATAAACACCCCCTTTCAGAGTAATGATAGATCCGTGATGTCACATGATACCTCTGAATATGGCTAATAGCAAGTCAATGATAATGGGTGTGAATCCATTTATATCAGCATACAAAACGCTGTTTTTAATCCGTCTTTTTTTCCAACGTCATAAAAAACACCTCCGCATATACATCGCTACTACAATGTATATGCGGAAGTGATTGTCCGTTATTTTATACTCTTATTTACAAACACAAAATCAACTCATGAATCTGATTCATCACATCTGCTTTAGGTCTGCCTGTCGTTAGTGGAATCCAACCAAATGCGTCCACATCAAAGGTTGATGTGTCACAGTTATAGTTGTTTATGAGATCAATTACGGGGTTGAGTGCCAAACGAATTTCAATGACGTGGAATACCCAATCCCTTGCCTCTGTCACACCCACCACAATATTTTTCGACCAGCTGAATGCCGTCATTCCATAATAATTGCGTACAGTGTTTACTGCTGTTCGAATCGCTATAATATGGGAAGCCTTCACATGGGTGATATTTGGGATAATTTCCTCAAAGGGATTTGGCAACACCGTGATGGCACGACTAACCGTCACACTTGAGGAATATTCGTCGTGGGACTCAAATCTGACGGTGTAAGTTCCAGGTGATGTACTGCTGTCTTGAAAAACAGCTCGTTCCCCCTCGTTATATGTACCGCCTTTGCAGAAATACTCCGAGTGTTCGACGCTGTTCAGCCATACACCCGAAGTGCTGTATATATAAAGTGTCTGCTCCTCGCCATCCGCATCCGCACCCACCTGAATAAGATAACGCGGGTTCTGGTTATAGGTGACACTGCCGTTCTTCGGCGCTGTAATTGTCAGCGTTGCGGGAACGGTGTTCATTTTAATGCTGTTGCTGATGACATAGGGTGAAACAGCGTTCAGCGTGTCGGTTACGGCAATGCGGTATCGGGTGAAAGTGCCGGGAATATTGGAGGGTGTTGCCGTATATGTTCCTGATGTAGCACTGGATATGATAGAAGTCACCATTTCCCATGTGCTCCAATCTACGTTATTGCTAGAGGTGGATTGCTGAATAATATAATTTTTGATAGCGCTTGTTCCGGCTACCGTTCCACTCCATGTAAGTGTGGCACTGGTCATGACATAAATGAGTGGGCTTGCTGTAAAGGTTGTGGGTGGTGTGGCTAGAATATTCTTGCGGACATTGTTCGTAGTAACTTTCCAAGGTGAAAAGTAAGCGCTGCCCGCCGTGCCTTGTACCCGAATACGAAAACGCAGATAATTCCCACGAACTGTTGGTGGAGCGGTAGTAAGACTACCACTTCCAGAGGTGGAACCGATCACGCCGACGGCGCTCCAATCTCCCCAAGTAATACCATCAGAAGATTCGCTGGATTCTAGTTCATAACCGGTGATAGCATTTCCAGCACCGCCAAGAGCACCGTTCCACGAAAGAGTAACTATGGTTTCTGTGACAGTTGCCGAGAAAGCAAATGTTGTAGGCTCTATGCAAGGGGAAATGGCGCACAAAATACTGTTGCTGACTGCTTCGTTGGAATAAACATCCAGAGTGTCAATTGTCCATAAGCCAAACCGGGTGTAAGTACCGGGAACATTGGTTGCCGTTACTATCCGACTGCCACTGGACGCAGAAAGATTGAAGTTTTCTAGCACAGACCATGTCGTCCACGCGACATTATCGGTAGAAGTTTGGCTGGCAATCATGTAACCTTTAATAGGGCTGCTACCGCCCGACGCACCGCTCCAAGTCAGGGTGACAGGTTCTGTACTATACATAAGGGGCGTAGCGGAGATACTCGTTGCTGGGTGTGGCGGTGTATTTTTTCTTACGGTGTTTGTGGAAATCTTCCAGCCTGAATAATAGCTTGCTCCGGCAGTACCCCGTGTCCGCACACGAAAACGTCTGTAATGCCCCCGTGTGGCTGGAGGTGCAACTGAGGTGCTCCCACTGGTGGCTGTGGTCGTGACGGTGGTAAGTGCCGTCCAACTGCCCCATGTGGAGTTGTTGGCGGAATCGCTGTACTGGATTTCATAGGAGGAAATGGTATTATTCGTACCGCCTGACGCACCACCCCATGAAAGGGTGACATTTCCTTCAGCGACGGTACTGGAAACAGTACAAGTTGTAGGTGCACCGCAAGCAGTAATTAAAAGTGGAGAGCTGAGAACGGTATAACTGGAATTATCTATAACGCCGGATGTCAGCGTGAGCCGCCCGTCCGAAATCACCTGAAATCTCACACCTTGCGTGGCATTGCCGGTAGTTGATGCACAGGTGACTGTGACATAACGAAGCCGGGGCGTTGTTCCGTCCCAATTGTCGCCGTCAACAGTTTTGATCCGAACCTGAGAAGATGATCCGTTCACAGTCATGGTGCAGAGCAGAGCGTAACCGTTATGAATATATGCTCCCGAAGAACCGAGCGCCGCCGAAATCGTGAAGTTATAGGTCATCTGGCTGTTGTTCGGTCTACTTTTTGTATATGTAATAATGTATTTTACAAGTGGGTCGCTTCCGGCATTCAGCGTTACACCATTAATATCTGCCATTCAAATCACCTCACTCATATACCGCTGACACCAACGAATTAACCAGTCCGCATAAAGAGGAATTGAGTCGTGTGTCAACGATGTAATCGGATGTAATGGCAACTGCACCCTTTGGCACGGTAATATCGGCGATGCCCAATTCGTAGATGTCGCTGGTGCGGGTCAACTCCGGCGGGGAAGGAATATCTGCCGCCACACCTGTTTTGACCGCCAGCAAAATGTTTCTCTCCACATTGCTCCAGCGGACAACGATGCGGTCTACCCTCGGATAGACACCGTTCGCCGTGGCGATCACTAAATCCATCGGCGTTGTGTTTTCATAGTGGTAGCCATTGACAAATGCCATCCCGGCTTGCGCGGTCACGTTCATGCCCGTTGCCATGACGATTTTTAAGTTGTCGGCTGTTCTGTAAAAGATGCCGTTGCTGACTAAGCTGCCGAAATAAGCGGCAAAATCCGTCGCGTCATAGATACGGTCGCCGCCGGAAGAATTAAAAAAACCGCTTTTCTCCATTAGTCCTCACTCCTTTTCAGTTTTTCAGATAAGGTCAAGAGAGGCTTGCCAAATGTAACGGAAAGGCTCATGCCGTCCCGGTCGTAGCTTTCCTCCACAGTGGTAATCCGCGCAGTCATAGAAATTCCCCAGCGCCCCGATACCGCCTTAATCATATCCCCTAAATCAAAATCCACTTTGTATGTCAAATTACCGTATTGGTTGACGGTAACATCAAATGCCTGAATCATAGCTTGTTCCGCAAGTTTGATATTGCCACGAAACAAAAGCTCAAAGAATTTTATACTTGACAAGCAAAAAGATGTGTGCTATAATACACATATACACATATACACATATACACAAGGAGGTGTATGATTTGGCAGGCAAAATGTGCCCTAAATGTGGTAAATTAACTTTCTTTGAAACCTTAGATGGGAGAAAATGTTCTAAATGTGGTTATACAATGACTGTTCCACCAAACAATGGTCAAGGGGGGAAAGGAAAAAGGTGTTCTAATTGCAGTAAATTCACAGTATTCAATAATAAGTGTTCGAGTTGTGGAGCCACCTATGGATTTAAGTGAACACAGAATGGTCTTCCAAATAGACCACCAAAATGCCAGGTGTTTAAGTGGTTGACAAGTTTGTTGCTGGTGGTAAAATGAACTATTTTATATAAATGAATGACACTTTATCAGCATAATTTAATATAACAACGAAGGAGAATTTGTATGAGTTTTTTTGAAACCATTGGAAAAATCTCTGGAGGAATTGTAGCAAAATGTGAGCAGATGCAAGCGCAAATAAATTTGTACCGCCCCGACTATGAAGATATGAGTAATAATGAATTAAAAAAGGAGTATCAAAGATTGAAGCCCTTGAATGGTGAAGCAAATAAAGCTAAATTAATGACAGTTAGAACTATTCTCAAAGAACGTGGCGTAATATCATAATATTAGGAGGGGAGCAATAATGGGTTGGCTTGATGACTTGAAAAAAGGCTTTCAAGACGGGCGAGATAGTCAAACAGAAATTGAAATTCGAAAGACTAAACGAATTTATTTGGAACGAGAACGTGAAAAAGAACGTGAATTTGCTCAAATAGCAGAAATGGAAAAACTCAAGCAAATGAGCGATGCCGAACTATTTAATGCATATAATTCAGTATTTACCTCGAACGAAAAAAGGGAACATATTGAAGATATTTTAAAGTCAAGGGGCTATCGTAAAAACAATAAAGGTTTTTTTGACAAATCATAAACTGGAGGTGATTTTATGAAAAATCCAACAATACCTTATTGTGGAAGAAAAACATATAGTGCAAGTAGTGAAGATTGTAGAGAATGTCCCTATGGTGGTAAAACCGACAATTACTGTAATTATTGGGATATCCATTCCCCTAACGATTGCCCAACTTGTAATGGTAGTGGTTATTCGTCCGAAGGCGGGCAATGCGAAGATTGTTATGGTTCAGGCGAAATACAATGAGTAATATTTTATAAAATTATGGAGGTTCTTATGCTATATTTTAGAACGGAATACCCTATTTCAAGTGGCGGAGTGAGAACGGCTTATGGAAAAAATGATAGAGATAATATTAGAGTTGGTGATAGCGTTTTACTTGGGTCTAGTGGTCCAAAAATACGTGCAACTGTAGTTGAAATGTTGGATTCAATCCCCGCTGGCAAAACAGTTAATTGGGCATATCTAGCCTAGGCGCTGTCGATGCTGGCGGCGAGAATTGTTCCCTCAATGGTGATGTTCCGCATATCAAGCGTGGAGGAGATATAGAAGACTCCGTCCTGTTCGGGCGCTTGGAAGGTGTTGATAGTCTGCCGTATGCGCCCTACGCCGTCCAGCTTTGTTATAAACAGAGGTTTCACTTGACGGAGCGTGACGGTTGCGCCGTTTTGATTGGTATATATCAGTTCCATAAGCTACACCCCCAATGCCAGTTTTCTGGAGAGATTGCGGAATTCCCGCGCGGCTTCTTTTTCTGAAAGTGCTTTCGGCGAGGTGATGGAGATGCTCTGATGGATGACCGCCCCTGCCGGATACACACCTGTGCCGTTCACCCCCACGGTCATGCCGCCGAGGTTCCTCGGGATAGCGCTTTGCATATCCCGGCTGACTTGCTCCATTGCCTGTTCAAAGCCCACACCGATGCCTTCACCCATGTTCAACCCGATACCCGCAAAGAGTTCAGAGGGCGAGTTAATGCCGAAAAAGTTCTTGATTTTATCAACTACACCGCCGAAGAAGCCGGAGATTTTGCTCCACAGCCATGCACCCGCATCAGAAATACCCTGCCACAAGCCCTTGATGAGGTTGCCGCCGACTTTTGCTATTTCGCCGATTGAGCCGGTGAAGCCTTTGACCAGAGCCGTGATAATCTGCGGTACTGCTTTCACAACCTCCACGATAATCGTCGGCAGATTTTCAATCAGTGACACAAGCAGTTGTACACCGGCAAGGATAATCTTGTCGATGTTCCCAATGATAGCGCTGACCAGCGAGGTCACGATTTTCGGGATTGCGGTCACTACTGTAGAAATAATCTGCGGGAGCGCCTGAATCAATGCCACCAGCAGCCTTACGCCGGATTCAATAATCAGCGGAATCGCCCCAATGACGGCGTTGATAATGTTGTCGATGATTTTTGGAATCGCCTTGACCACGGTTTCGATGATGCTAGGCAGCGCTGTGATCAGCGAGGTCAGAAGCCGGATGCCCGCCTCGATAATTTGAGGAATTGATCCGATGAGGAAATCGACCAGCGCGGCAATGACTTCCGGCAAAGCCTCAATCAAAACGGGAATGGCGTTCAGGATGCCGTCCGCCAACCCTATGACCAGCTGGAGTGCCGCGTCCAGTATGAGGGGCAGATTTTCCAGCAAGCCCTGCACAATTTGCATGACCGCCGACACTGCCGCGGGGATCAGTTGGGGCAATCCCGATCCGATGCCATTTACGAGCGCTGTCACCAGTTGTACCGCCGCATTGATTAACAGCGGGAGATTGTCAATCAGCGCCCCGACGATTGTCATAACCGCATCCACGGCGGCGGGGATGAGTTTCGGCAGGAGGTTCAAAATGGTCTGCAGCACCTGTGTAAAAAGTTGCGTTACGACTTCAAGGAGCATGGGTAAAAGGTCGCCCACCGCTTGCAGAATCGCACCCGTGGCTGTCGGCAGTGCCGCAACAATATTTTCAAGCACCGGCACGATGTTTTTAACCCCCGACTGAAAAGCGTCCACAAGGTTCTGAGTCAGGTTGGTTATGTCGGCATCGGCATTGCCGAGTCCTGCCGTGAATGAACCGAGGGCGGCTTTTAACAAACCCAATGAACCTGTGATGGTTTCGGTGGATTCCCGCGCGAAGTTACCCGCATATTGCTCTGTGTTCTCGAAAAACATCTGCATGGCGACTTCGGCTTTTTCGGCATTGGAAGCTGATGCCCAAGTGAAATCCAGCCCTTTGGAAAGAGCGTAGGCTTCGACGGTGGTGGCATTCATGGCAACCCCAAGGTTATCCATCATGGTGAAGTTGCCCTTCGCCGCACCCGCCACCGAGTCCAGAGCCATCTGCATATCGATGCCCATGACGGAAGCCATGTCCGCCGCCCGTTGCATTGCCTTTTCTGTCAGTTCAAGCGACTTTTGCTGTTCAAGTCCCGAACCCTGAAACAAAGCGCCCATTTTGTTGGCTGTAGCGAGATATTGGCTTTGTGACACGCCAAGGTTTTTATAGGCTTCCTCACCAGTTTTTTGAATGGAGGCAGCATAATTGCCGAATACGTCTTCCGAACCACCCAAATTCTGCTCCAACTCACCGAATTGCGCAACGACTTCCTTGCCGAGTTTAATCGCCGCCACACCTGCTGCGACCGCAACCGCGCCCATCGCCGCGCCGATTCCCTTAAGAACACCGCCCAGCTTCTCAAATTTTGACCCGGATTTTTCGGCTTCATCACCCGCTTCCGTGAGTTGCTCACCAAGATCGTCCGCATCATCGGTAGATTCCTCAAGTTCACGCTCCAACCCATTTAATTGTGCTTGCGCTTTGTTCAATTGAATCTGCCAGTTTTGTGTACGGCGATCATTCTCGCCGAAACTTTCGGAGGCGTTTCTAAGAGCAGCTTCAAGGCTGCTGATTTTCTCTTTTTGTGCGTCGATCTCTTTGTTTAAGATGGTACTTCGGGAAGTGAGCGCGGCAGCACTTTTGTCGTTTTTATCAAACTGGCTGGTGACCAGCGCCATTTCAGAGCCGAGGACTTTAAAAGATCGATTGATGTCGGTGAGGGCTTTTTTGAAATCACGCTCGCCCTCAATACCGATTCGTAAGCCAAAATCGTCTGCCATGTGCGGTCACCTCCGATAATAGGTACAATATATGGTGAGTAATAGCTTGACATTTACTATATGTTGTATTATAATATATAGTAAATGATAACATCAGGGTATTCTTCATCTTAAATAAATATGTAAAGAAAAGAGTTATATTATGGATATTAAAGGGATTAATGCGAATTTATCGTCTCCAGCTATAAGTTCTCTGTTCGAAACCCAAACACAAATGAGTAAGCTGTTAAAGCCACCATCTGTAATAACCGCTATGCTTGGATCACCTGCAATACAGATGATACAAAAACAGCAAGATATGCTTCGAAAACTTACTGCCCCTTCTTCGGCTCTTACAGCATTCATGGATCAACAAGAAAAATTTCATTTGGAATTACCATCATCTTTAATAAGTTCTATTTCTGCACAACAACTTTCATTTAGTAAAGCAATTGCTTCCAGCATTCAAGTACCAGATATGAATGTGATGTCAGGTACGCTTTCAAAATTTGCTGAGCTTTTACCTCCTCAACCCCCTATGTACAACCTTGCCGCTGAAATGGGAAAAGCTCTTGAGGCGTGTGTACCTTCACAGAATATGCTCAATTCCGTTTCGAAAGCATTAGAGGCTTGCAAGCCGAATTTTGAGCTAATTGGTAGTGTTACTTCAAAATTTTTGGAATCAATTCCAAAAATTGATTCCGCAGTGTTGTCAATTGTGCAACAGGCAACAAGTTCCTTCGGAAATATTTCTGAATCGCTATGTGCTGGACTTAGTGCTTTTAATAGTGCATTTGAACAGATTGATTTCTCAAAGTTTCACAACACTGCTAATACTTTTAAATACATTAAAGATTTTGAATTAAAAAATGATATGTTAAAAAAGTTTGGCTGGTTTTATATTTCTGAATTGCCCCAAGATCTTGTTAATTTGATTTACGAACGACGTGATGAGATCAACCAAGAAGAAGTCGATTCACTTATGGTCGAGTACTTCAGAAATAATAAATGTGCTGCACTTAAGAAACTTGTTAACAGTTGGGTAAACTTGCCGTATTATGAATCTCGAAATCACATATTCCATGAAGCCCAAGTTTGTCATTCACAGCGGTTATTCAACGCCTCCACAACATTGGTATCTTTGCATTTTGAAGGTGTTGTTACTGATTTTGTTCGTTACCGAATCAATCAGCCTGCTTACAGGGTAGATAAAGCTCTGAAGCAGATTAATGAACTCACCTATAATTTATCATTAAGCACCATATCATTCAGAAACTGGATTGTATGTTCGTTTGTGCTGGAATGTGTGGATCAAATTTTTTCAACAAATTTTTCACCATCTGATCCTAATAGTTGCCCGGATAACTCTCGTCATAAAATTGCTCATGGTCATGCAATTGCAAAAGAAACAGAAGCAAATTCTCTTAGAAGGTTCCTATTCATGAATGAAATGTATAAGCTGTTTGTATGTTTAGAAAAAGAGTATCAGTTTGTGGAATAAACTTAAATAGGCACCACATCATCAATCGTCTGTTCCCGATACGGCTTCTCAATCCCTAGAAACTGCTTGTGGCAAGCCCATAAGTCCATAAATAAACCAAATGGCATCGTCCAGAAATCGTCGGCAGAGAGCCGCATCTGCACGGTGCCGTAGTAATACAGGCGCGTGAAAACCTCAGAGGTGGTCACGCGCCCTGTGTGTTTTTTGGCGTGTCACCACGGGAGACACTGTTATCACCCTCGCTTACTACATTCCGTGTCGTCCCCTTGAACATGGCTTCGGTGATTGCGTTTTTGTATGAGGCAAGCTCCAGCGGAGAGGTCAATAGTTCCACTTCCTCCTCGGTAAGCAGTTCCTTCGGCGCGTCCTTATGCTTTAGGTTATAAATCAGGATGGACTGATTTGCCATAAGCGTAAGAAGCCAGACGATTTCGTCCAGTGCCATTTCAAAATTTTCAGCTTTCATAAGCCGTTCACCGAGGTTTTCCAGCCCGCCATAACGGCTTGCGATGGATTTCGTCGCTTTGGTGGTGAGGATCAGTTCGTACTGCTCACCGCCGATATTAATAAATGCACTGCGTTCGTTTTCCATAATCAACCCTCCTCCGGTGGTTCAGGTGGTGTAGTGTTAAAAACAGGTTCATAAACTTCACTATACCAGTCTGAAATGGTTTCAGCAGACACGCCTGCATCGCCTTCTGTTACTTCTGCTTTCCATGGGTGTTTTCCTGTACCGTCAGGCTTGTTGCGTCGCATGACTGTTCCCTCAATGGTGGGAGTTTGAAAAGTTATGGAATCCCCTTTGGTCTGCAAGTTAGTCGCCGGAATGCCAAATTTCACCCGATACAGCCAGAAATAGCGGTATCTGTTGTCAGGCTTGAGAGCGCGAAAACCCACAGCGACAATTGCACCATCATTTTCGCTTGCCGACACCAGAACACCGTTGTCATCGATAATTGCACCGGTTAAATCCTGCGCGGCGGTAGCTCCGATATCATCAATCCCCAGCGAGAGTGTGCCGGACTGAAAGTCCTTAATTACATAGGCAGTGGCATCGTCCGCATACAGCGTTGCCTCCGCAAGTTCGATAGATAAATCCGCATTGATCGCCTTTGCCAGCTGAACGGGCGGGCTGTAGGTTTCCTCGCCGTTGCTGTCCTCGGTGATTTTTGCGTAGTAAAGTTTATCCATGCCAATGGTCGCCATTTTCATTCCTCCAATGCATATAATTTCGCCGTATCCACGGTGTAATGATGGTAGCCGGTATCGTCTTCATGAGCGATATATTGCCGCCCTGTAATAGTGAAACCGTTGTTCAAAAGGGCTTTCACCACTTTGCTTTTCATGCTTAGATAATTGCCTTTTGAATAAAGGGACAGCCGTACCTCCTGCGTTTCATATTCTGGCTGGTTATCACCAAACAGTGGAAAATCATCTGTCAGCGGTGTAATGACTGCATATTCATCCGGTGCTGTATCTGAAAACACCCCGATTTCTACGCGGATCGGAATCGTGTCCAGCAGGGTGTTTAATTCCTGTAATATATTCATAGGTTTTCGATTTCCTCCTCCAGCTTTGCTTTCATTGCCTCTATTGCGGGTTTTCGGCTGGCGGATTTGGCAGGCTTCAGAAATGGCTTCCGCGGCTGACCATGCTTGCCGTATTCCAGAATGTTGGCGATTTTAGCATTGCTGTTCCCATCGGAGCGCGGCTCGGAAAAGCCAACCTTTACATTGTAGTTTCCGTTCTTATCCACTTTGGCTGGAGTAAGACCGAGCGACTTCTCTAGTTCGCCAGTGGAAAGTGAGGGGTATTGCGTGTTCCTGCCGACAACGGCGCTGAGATTATTACGCACCGCATCCGATGCCACCTCACCTCCTGCTTCAAGCACACGAGGCAGGATTTCATCGGTTTTGTCAGCTAATTTGGAAACCTTTGATAGAAAGTCCTCCGGCATTTTAAATTCTGCTCGTGCCATATCGTTCACCTCGCTGATGGCTCCAACTTTTCAGCTAAAACCTCTATGTACATATTTCTACCTCGAACATTTTCCACACTGGTAATCCGAAACCGCTCATCACCGCACCCGATTTGCAGAGCAGTTGTGATTTCAATACCGGGAATCACCCTAAAGCGAAAGAGACTGGTTGCCGCAGACCATACAGCACGATTTGCCCAGAGTTTATTGCCATAGCGTTCTTCCCGGTAGGCACGGATGTTTGCCAACACGGTTTCCGTAAAAACCGCAAAGCCCTCGGAATCCTTGCTTTGAGTAATCTGAATGATTTTAATAGGTGTGTTCATTTTTCCGAATGACATAATCTACACCTTCCATTCCCTATCAAGCCGTAAAAGCATATTCACTGTGTTCCATACTTGCTGCCCTGCCTGAACGCTGTCAGCGAAAAAGCCACCGGTCGAACCGTCACGGGATTCGTAGAAGTGAGAAGCCAGCATAATGATCGCCTGTTCTGTGGTAGATGGAATTGTGCTTTCGTCATAAGTTCCACTGGAAATATGCTGGAAGCTCTCGGCATAGGCGGTAGCCGCCGCCAGAAAACGTTCCAACAGCGCATTATCCTCATTATGGGTGAGAATTAAGTTCTCTTTGAGCTTTTCAAGTAGTGTCATACTACCGCCATCCTTTCGTTATTCCTCCGGCTCTGCCGCCATCAGCCCCGCCGTTTTAAGTTTAGCAAGCAGAGCGTTGAAATCGGCAAGAAGAGTGGGTAAATCCTCGGCAACGCTGTCCGCCATATATTCCACGACAGGAATATCCGGTACGACAGGATATGTCGGCACATAAAGGTTATCGTCTGTGCCGATTTTAACAAGAATAGTGTCGGTTTCTTCCTTTGTCGCGGCTTTTATACCACCGAGTGTTGAATCCGTGGCTGCAAGCAGCGGATTGGCGGCAAGCCCCGTCACAGTCGCACCCGCTTTGATTTCCAATGTGCCGCCAATGACGGTTTTTTCACCGCCCTGTTCAGTGTAATTTTTGGTGTTGTAACTCATACCGCGCCTCCTATGCTTTCTGCTGAAGCACCTTAACGGCTTCCGGCAGAATCAATTTTCCATCCACGCGCTGTGTAGCGATAAATCCAATTTGCCCAGTAGTGGCAAATAGTTCATTCAAGCGTTTAAAAATACGTCCCTGACGATCGGCAATCCAGTAGTAGGAAAAATCACCGAATGCGACTGTTTTGGCGCTTGCCGCAATAGTTGGCATAAACGCAGAGGTGTACAGCGGTTTGCCGAGTAAGGTATCCGGCGCTCCCTCGCGGACTGAAGGCTGCCAGAGATATTGCCCCTGTCCGTCTTTCAGCTTGCGAATCGTTTTGACCGTGGTGTCCCCGGTGATAAACACAGCCTTGTTGCGGTATGGGGATTTCAGGCTGTGGTATAAATCAATCATTTCATCCATCGTGATGGCGGTTTCGGATGCCGTTGTCACGCCCACCTGTGCGCCGCCTGTTGCCCTGAGAATGCCTGTGGGCTTACCAGAGCCGTTGCCGGTTAGGAAGGCTTCTTCTTCCTTTACGCCGATGCGGCGGGCAAATTCACGGGCGATATAACTTTCAAGGTTAAATGCGGAGTCGTTCATCAGTTCATCGCTGACTTTCATCATGGTGGCAAGTTTGAAAGCACCCAAAGTCACCTGTGTGAAGCTGTCGTCGCTGTCGGTAATTTCCTCACCTTCATCCACCCAGCTGGCAGTGCCTTTGGTTGCCACCACTGGAATTTTCCGTTCACCGCTGCTCGTCTGAATTATGCGGGCAAACTGACGAAAAATGTTCTGCTCCTCCAGCGCTTCGATGAGGGTACGCTCGAATTCGTCCGGGACGAGGTAACCGCCCTCTGAATCTTCGCCGATTTGGAGGGCATTAGATATCTTACGACCGCGCATGGCATTCCAGAACGCAGTTTTGTACTCATTAGAGGCTTTGCCGGACTTCCCGGGGCTGTTTGTAAGCGGCTGTGAAGTGGGTGCGGAAAGTTCATGTTCGATGGATTGCCCACGCTCCAGTCGTTCGATTTCCTTACCTAAATCCACAACATCCGCTTCCATTTTGTCATAAACAGCGGCATCTTCGGCGGTCAGCATATCGTTCGCACCGCGTTTGCTATCCAGAAACGCTTTTGCCGCCTCCCATGCCTTGACTCTTTTGTCACGCAGTTCAATGATTTTACTCATGGTCAAATCCTCCCATTCTTTTAATTGATTGAATACGTGTATTTAATAC